AAATATTAATATAAAATATTAAACTATTACTATTACATATATACTTATATATTACATTTAATCATTCTAACGGAACAAATAACATGGTGTTTTCAAGACTACCGGGATGTGAAACATTGGCGTACACCGAGTTGGCTCGACTGGAAAGTGATGACATGGGTCATAAGAGTGAAGCGTATGAAACCGAAATAAAGGGAACGGTTGTTACGATTGTGTTTGGTAAAATTAAGCGCGACTTTGAAGACCCGCCCTATGAGGTAGTGTACTATCCCGTGTACCTGGTACACAAGTACAGTCACGCAGTGCTTCGAAAAATAGGAGTCATTGAGTACTTCAAGTCGGACCATTCATCGTACTTGGATGAGCAGTTAGAGTTGGACGTCGTATCCAAACCCTTTCGACCTCTGATTTTCCCGTATGTCACCGTAGACATGTTACAGCGTGCCAATCTAAACTCGGTAGACATTATGAAACATGTGAAAGAACAAAAAGCAAAAAAACGAGAGAAACGGTTATCAACGGCCGCTGCAGCAGTAAACGCAGAAACCCCCAAAAAAATAACGATGCTCGCAAGCAACCTTAATGCAGTAACCCCCGTGTCCTCACTTCGACCGGTGGTTCAAGTTAATTCGATTGAAAACATTGAAGATGCAGATGAAACCGACTCCAGTTCCGATGCCGCCGGTAAGGACGGTGGTCCCGGTCCCGACATGGAACCCACGGTGCGTGACGTAATCTTGCCCACGCAAACCAAAGCGCTGGCGGACAAGGAACGCGCTGAGTACGTATCATCGTCGTCTGCCGTTTCCAATGGGACCCATAACGAGTGGATACAAGCGTATATGAAGAATCGACACTTTGGACTGGAAGACAATGAGGGTGGAAACGACTCATTGTTCGCGTGCGTTCGTGACGGGTTACTGAGTCAAGGCAATACCACGCTTACTGTGGACCAAATGCGAGTCAAAATTGCCGGCATGGCCACGAAGGAACTGTTTCAAGACTACATGAAATACTATAACCGGTATGTGGCGCTGTATAAACAAGCTTTGGAGCAGTTGAAAGAAAAGAACAAACAAGGAGCCGCATTAACAGAACGTATTCAAGGCAAGCACTTGTCGGCAACCGAAGTATTGAAAGTAAAGAGCGAGCTGAAAGAAATTGCGGCAGCGATTCGAGAGAAGAAAGCACGCGTCGATTTTTTAAAAGAGGTTGTACTGCAACGATACGGGTACATGCGACAAACCGAAAGCAAGTTTGATAATTTTAAAACGCTGTTAACGACGCGAACGTTTACACCCGACCCGTGGGTACTGCGTGCGCTGGAGCGTGCATACAACATATCAATTATCCGCATGTCGGAACAGCGGTTCAAAGACGGAGACTTGGACAATGTGGTGATGTGCGGTGACAGAGCCGATGACGCACCCGGGCTCGGTCTCATTCCGGCAGATTCCAGTTACCGGCCCGCGATTTTCATTGTTGTTTCAGTAGATGAGCACGGCGTGTATCGGCTCATTAAATACCGAAGCAAGGGGTCGTTTTCGTTTGCCGAGTTACCGTACGATATTCGGACCCAAATCGTTACCAAGTGCATTGAAAATCCCGATACCGAGTTTGCATTTTTACCGCAGTTCAAGCGGGTGCTTGAAATTTATCCTACCTCGCAAACGCAACCACCTGGCCAATACACCCAAGATGCCGGTGCCGCATCAGACGGTCAAGGGCAAGAAGGCGGTAAACGGCTGCGAGACGTGCCAGTGTTTCAAATATATAACCGTTCCGCAAATGACAAACCCGGGCATGGAGCAGGCGAGTACGTTCCCTCCGGAATGGAGCACTTGTTCCTTCCGCTGTCGCAATACACTCATTGGCGGCGTTCGCTGACAAATATGGCAGAATCACCGTTTGTGCTGGATGGACGAACCTGGTTCAGCGTGGAGCATTACTATCAAGGGAGCAAGTTCAAAAAACACAACCACGATTTTTATTTGCAGTTTGCGATGGATTCTAAATCGGACATTTCAAAGAGTCCAGAACTTGCAAAGGCCGCTGGAAGTGAAAGCGGTATTTTTAAAGGCAAGTTGTACCGTCCCAAAGCTGTCACGATTGACCGCGATTTTTTCTCGAGCGGCCGGGGCGAACAAGCGCTGTCCAGCGCGATTGAAGCCAAGTTTCGACAAAGCACGGAGTTACGCAATATACTGCTGGGAACATTAAATGCGCGTATTTATCATTTCCAACGGGGGGAACGACCCGTACTGTTCAAACCGCTGCTTCAAGTACGTGCCAAACTGGAAAATAAATAAATCCAATCTTCTTATCATATGAACCCGAACCCTTATTTTTTATTTTCAATCTAAAATAAAAATAAAAAAAATATGCAAACATATAAATACATCATAATAAAAATAAAAAAGAAAGAAAGGAAGAGAAAGGAAAAAAGCAATAAAAAATGGATGAACAACAGCAAATGCGGTTTATCAAACTTAAACCGTTTCATAGACATAAGCCGGCTGCGTATACGGAATCCGTCTACATGCGCTGGTTTAAACAGCTTCAAAAGGCCGACGCAGCGTTGAAACGGTCTGCTAGCGCATTCATGAAAATGACAATGCCGGAAATTAAAGTTGCTGAATTACCAGAACCGGAATGTTTTAAAGATAGACGCGACCGCATGGGATTTTTGCCGAAACACATTATGGAGTTTATGCTGGATACCAAAAACGCGACGCACTGGTTAAAATATAGCAGTCCTCTTATAGGTGGACGCACAATACACGTGCATATTGTGCACTATCGAGACCACATGGGCATGGGTAATGGTGGTGGTGAGGGTGAACTCGTAGGAGACGAACCAGGTGTGGAAATGCGATGGTTGAAACGATACCGCGCGTACGTGTACAAAATATTTGCATGGTTTCATTTGATAGCACCGTATGTGCGCAATCGTGACTGCGAGTGTTCAAAAGAACTGAATGTGTACTTGTATATGACACCGTTCAAAAAGGAATTCCCTGCTATGTCGTCCACTGTACTCGGACCGACGCATTCAAATACTGGGTTTACTACATCGTGTACGGTAAATCTCTCGAAAAATGGTGGAAAGACGCATACAGAAATTGTGATTTATCGGCATGAAGAATTTTTCAAGGTACTTTTGCATGAAACATTGCACAACTTGGACCTTGATTTTGGTCACGGAGCGGGAGATGTATCGGTTGATAAAGTGTTTCCGGGAATACGCCATCCCATTATACTGAGTGAAACCTACGTGGAAGCGTGGGCCCGGCTTTTAAATGTAGCATTTTACTGTTACTACGACATATACGGTAGTTCTGGAAGTTATGCATTGTACCAGAAGGCGGTTCGACGATGCTTGAATGCAGAACGCGCGTTTTCGTTATATCAAGCCCAGCGCGTGTTGAACCATATGGGGCTCAGCCTTCAACAACTTTTGTCGACATATTCAGACTCAGGCAGTAAATCTCTCGTTTCAAAATTGTACGACGAGGATACGAACGTGTTTGCGTATTATATATTGACCGGATTGATTCTATTTGAAGCGGACTTGTTTGTACAGTGGTGCAAGGACACAAATCACGCCAGCTTGATATGCGCAAACAGTGGCCGCAGTGGGACGGCTGCGCTGCTTATATTCATTGAAATGATACTGAAAGAAAAAGCTGATTTAGAACAAGCGATTGAAGCGGTTTCTACTTCTACAGATACAGCTGCAAGCACGGCACGAATGACGTTGTGGCAATAAAAAAAAATAAAAAAAAAACATAAAAATTGACTCATCTCTATGGATAGATGGATGGATAGATATAGGTAACACAAAGACCCAACGTACGTTGAAATGGGAGTAAAGTATTTGAATACGTTAATTAAAAAAAAAGCGCCAAACGCGTTGAAGTATGTAACCCTATCGAGTTATGCCGGAAAAACAATTGCAATTGATACCAGCATTTATATGCACAAGTATTTAGCGTCGAATTCGTTGATGGAGAGCATGTATTTTATGATGGCACAATTCAAGTATTTGAATATAACGCCAATCTTTGTATTTGACGGATGCGCGCCAGAAGAAAAACGGGGAACGTTGAATGCACGAGAAGCGGTTCGACAAAATGCGATGCAAAAATATTATGAACTGCAAGACGAGTTGTTGCAAGAAGACCGGTCGCCGATTGTTGCACACGACGAAGGCACCGATGTAGTAGTACTGGATGAAGAGGTCGTACAAAAAAAAATGCAGTCGTTAAAACGGCGGTTTATACGAGTAACCAGTTCAGAAGTGAATGATTTGAAACGATTAATGCGAGAATACGATATTTCGTACATTGAATGTGATACGGAGTCAGACATGATTTGTGCATACCTTGTAAAATCTGGAATTGCACACGCGTGTATGAGTGACGACATGGACATGTTTCTGTATGGGTGCCCAGTGGTACTAAGGGATGTGAACATTTGGCACGGTACGGGAACGGAGTACACATTAAGTACGATTTTAAACGGGTTTGGAGTTTCATTAAAAGGGTTTCGAATGGCGTGTGTATTATCGGGGACCGACTATACGTACACGTACGGGTACGAACCGCGAGTCAAGTTTTATTTGAGCAGTCTTATAAAAAATTATGTTGAATATCATGAAAGTAATGAAACGAAAAATGAAGATGCATGTTTTGATTCCGGATTTTATGAATGGGTTGTAGACGCGTATAATAAATACGTGTCTACAGCGATAGCCACATCTACAGCGATAGCCACACCTACAGCGATAGCCACGTCTACAGCCTTGTTTGAAAAAGCGTATTCTATCTTTTCAGCCGAGCCGTCTGCAGAAATGAAAGAACATTTGAAACTGAAATGTGATGTTCAATCAGCCTATCCATGTAAAGACAACAAGTATGAAACGCCGCATAAAGTAAAACGAATCATGGCAAAATACAATTTTATATACATCACTTAAAAAGTGGTATACGTGTTTGAATTCAAATACCGTAATCGCCTAGATGGCACGGTTTTCAACTTATGGCAGCGGTTGTCTCTGCATTTATGAGACCCATTGCGACACTTTTTCATGGTTGTTTTATATACGCGTTTTGATTTGCGAACACAGTTGTCATTGTAGCAACGACGCGCGCCTTTACGGCAAATGGTAGTGTGACGGCGTTTCCATCCACCATATTGAGAATGTTGTAAAGATGAAGAAGAAGAAGAACACGACATTCTAAAAAAGAAAAAAGAAAAAAGAAAAAAGAAAAAAAGAAGAAAATGAAAAAAGTATATATATATTTTATAAATTTTATAAATTTTATAAATTTTATAAATGTTATAAATGTTATAAATTTATTGAAATCGGGGAGTAGGGGTTACAATATACATGACGGTTACATAAGAAATAATGGCTAAAACAATGGAAAGCACCCATATTGGAATCACGGTTTTGCGCTTGAACCCAATTCCAAATTCTCGTAAACTGCCGTCAGAGTTGTACAGAAAGCCCGGTTTGGACTGCTGGATTGCAAAGAAGAGTATCAAATAAAGTAACACTGCAAAAAAAGGCAGATTTTTTCGAATAATAAAAATGTTCATTTTACTTTATTGTATTTATATCTTTTATTTCTAATTATTTCTATTATTTAAATTTGATTTTATTTTAAAAATGATATAAACTTTTTGAACTATTCAGTTTACCATTATCAATATTCAAATCGAAATGACATCATCAGTATCATCATTATCTGAAGTTATAGGTAACGACACGCTTGTATTGAAATTGTACGTGAAACCGGGAAATCCCGAGCTTCTAGCAAAGTACAAAGAACTTAGCGTAGCGCATAACCAAAAACTGGAAACGTCAATGTATCCAGATTCAGGGTTTGATTTGTTGATTCCGTGCAATTACTGGGAAGATGACGCGACGTATTTGAACAACCGTTTAAGCGAAACTACTTTCAAATTACCGCTGAGTATCAAATGCGCATTTGTACATGACATAAGTTACCGTAAAATGCTATATGTATGTATTCATAAGGATGTACCTGAATCAGAGGTAGAACAACATGTCATGAAGTACAATATGAAAATATATGAAAAGGTGGCTTTATCCGACACTGACAATTTTGTTTACAACGTTGATTTAAATTATGATTTGATGTTTAACCGTGATTCAAAATACAATAGTAAATATGAAAAAAAACACGATAGTAAATATGAAAAATTTAAAAATGCGAACAACTATATTCGTGAAAATCATGGTCGACCATTTTCAGATACCTACCAGCACCTTCCACCAATTCAAGTGATAATGAAGTATTCTGGGTATTACTTGTATCCCCGGTCATCGATTGTGAAAACATCCATGCGTCTAGCGAACTCGGTCGGAATCATTGACTCCGGTTATCGTGGAGAAATTATGGCCGTAGTTGATAAGCATGATACATCAAACGACTGGAAAACGGTTTTAAAACGTGACTGTAAACAGTACGACAGATTGTTTCAAATTTGTGCTGGAGACTTGCAACCGTTCCGTGTCGAAATTGTGGATAACGAGAGTGAGTTGAGCGGTATCACGGAGCGAGGATGCGGAGGGTTTGGGTCAACCGGACGTTAACCCATTTGAAATTTGAAGAATAAAAATAAAAATAAAAGTATTAAACATAAATTTATTGAAGTAACCATATCTAATATAATTATAATATGAGCAAAGCACACCATACGTATGCACCCCCCACATTCAATGGGAATCCGATTATCAAGCACATAGTGATAGGCGGCGGTGGCACGACAGGATTCATGACGCTTGGCGCACTAAAGTTTCTTCAAGAAAACGGTTTTTGGGACATTTCAAACATCAAGTCGATTTATGGAACATCGATTGGAAGCATTGCAGCAACGTCTCTTGCGCTGAAATACGACTGGGAAACGCTTTTAACGTACTTCATTCGCCGGCCGTGGAACAAGCTGTACGCGTACAATAAAAGCGACTTGATATTGAATTTGTACAACCAAAAAGGCATTTTCAAAAAGTCAGTATTTGAAAAAACAATACATCCGTTGTTAGAGGGACGCGGACTGTCTCGAGATACAACCATGAAAGAGTTGTTTGAATATAGTAAAATCGACATTCATTTTTTTTGTTTGGAACTCAATTCCATGACGAAAACCGACTTATCATACAAAACACACCCGGACCTCAAGGTAACTGATGCGGTATACATGAGTTCGGCGTGTCCGATATTGTTTGCGCCGTGCATCGACAGCGAAACCAAGTCGTGTTACGTGGACGGTGGACTCATTTGCAACTATCCGGTAAACGAGTGCATTGAAAACGAGAAATGCGCGCTGGATGAAGTGCTCGGAATGCGAAACATATTTGAGCATTATGTAAACCCGGTAACCGATAGCACTTCCGTATTTGAATTTTTCACCAGCATTTATAAACAAGTCACCATGTACGCTTTAAACGAACAGTCTTATCAACAAATTCCGAATGAAGTGGTATGCATTACCGACAACTCGGGTACGGATTTTATACGGTGGATTGACGCGCTAAAATCGGACAACATTTTGGCGTTGATGAACAAGGGTGAAATGTACGCACGACTGTTCATGAAATATCGCGGATACAAACCAATTGCAGAGACAACGCAGTGCGGTACCAAGTTGAAACTTTCAACTGCCGAACGGGTATCTGTCGGAACCATACCATTTGATGCAGATGCCAACGAGGATACTGATGCGAACGATACAAACGATGCAAACGATTTTTAAGCAAAGCGATTTGTAAGCATTACGGTGAATATGCCTTGCAATATTGCAAAGACTGCCATTACCGAAACAATACGCACAAAGTCAAGCGATGACGGTGGGACATATATGATATCATGAAAGTTTTTAATGTCAAAGTTTCTTCCAATATTATAGTGAACCGTGTTTTCAACCAAGTTAACTATAACGTATACGAGGGTTGATATGATAAAAATATGGTTCGAAAATATAAAGTTCATAGATACAATGACAAATTGAATTTAAATTTAAAATATATACTTTATTATATAAATACAATAAATATCCAAATGTCTTTAAAAAACGTTCTTCTCATAGATAAGCGCGTCCAAGCGTATGAAACAATTGTTTCTTCCGTGAATACCGCTTTATGCATTCCCATTGCATTTGATTATTATACCGACACCGTGCAAACCATTAAGGCAAGAATAATTAGCGAGCTTTCCGCTTCAGCCGCAACTTCAAGCCAGTGCATTGGGTTGGTTCAACACAACTACAATTTACCCGAGTATCAGTTTGTATTTTCCAGTGATAGTGAACCACGCGGAAACAGAAGCGTGGTGACAGGCGTGGCGGAAGTAGACCCTGCGCTGGACTCGTGGTGGCAGCTGCGCGAATTCATAACATGGTGCAAAACAACACCGGAAGTGAGCGCACAGAACTTTGACATGATGGCTTGTGCCTTGTATTCTGATGCGAACTGGAAGTACGTGATTGATACGCTGGCTGCGCAAACCGGTGTCGCGATACGCGCATCAACCGACAACACGGGGTCAAGCGCGTATGGGGGAAACTGGTTTTTAGAGTCGCACACGGGCGTTAGCCTGAAAGACGTATACTTTAGCGAAGGGATTGAGTCGTATGACGGGGTTTTCTTAAAACTATCATATAGCGATATTAATAAAAGATTATATGAAATAAAAGGGTTTGGTAGTGGGAGTGTTGTGACATGGGGGACCCTTTCTTCAGGAGGGGATTCGAATTATCCAGTATCAAATGGTACAAGTTTAAATTCGGGAGTTGTGTCAATTTACGGTAATCAGTCCGCCTTTGCAGCATTAAAAAGTGACGGCAGTGCTATAAACTGGGGAATCT